CCGTCGTTGTATTTGCCAGGACTAGACTTTCATCGTTTGTGTCTTTGGCAAAAGAGTTATAATCCTCCGTCGCATTTGCCCACGAGCCAGTTACCGCTACACTCGTCGCGATGGCCGCCAAGCCAACACCGTTAGACGGAACAGTCGCCGTGATAGTCGATGGGTCAGATGCCCCATTGTTGGCGGACTGAGTTGCAGTCGGGGCGGCAACGGCACCCGTGAGCTTCCCCACCTGGATAACCACGTTTGTCATCGTTGCCCCCGAAGAAACTACTATGTCCTCCGAGGTGGTGAGGGCATTCGTATCGACATACCAAATTTGCAGGCCGGAAATAGCCGCGGATTCCTCAACCGCCTTGGTTGCGGAAAGCCCGCCAACCGTCACGCCCGTCGCAACTGCGGTATGGGTATTGACGATAACAACCGTTAGCCGATCAGCCGCAGCGCTCCCAAGAGCCTGCGCGGAAAACGTAAATGATGTCGCGCCCGAGGCTTGCACCGCAGGATTCGCAGTCTTGATCCATGTGACAGAACCGCCTCCGCTCGGCTGCTTGACAGTCTGAAGAACACCCCGAAGGACGCCGCGCGGGTACATCAATTCACCGTAACAGCTTCAGTCTCAGTCCCGGTCATCTTGCCGGACTTGTCCCGAACCACCTTCACCTTCTTCGGAGCAGACATCTGAGCTGCCGCCTGCGCCATCATGGCCGCGCTCTGCGACATCATCTCAGCGCTCTGAGCATTCACCTGAGCGCTCTGCATGATGGCAGCCAGGAGCCCGCCGGATTGATCCGGGTTCTGGTTCATCTCGCTTACTTCTTTGGTCATCATCATCCGACCAAGCATGTCGATCAGTTGGCCCGTGTTCTTATCGTCGGGCTTAGCGTCGGGAACGCCGCGCTCAATCTGCATGCGCTTTATTTCGGTCTCAGCACCTGTTCTGCGGTCCTCGACAAGAACCCGCTGGCTGTCGTTCACGGCCTCCATGCGCTTGGTTTCAGCGTCGAACGCCTTGACCTCGACTTCCTTCATTTTGATGGTCTGATCGGCCTTGAGCGCCGCATTCTCCTGCTGGAGCTGCTGCAACTGTTGCTGCAACTGCTCAGCCGTCTGCTTCAGGTCCTGAATGCCCTTCTGGACCTCAGGCGGAACACCACCACCGGCCATCTGCTCAAGCTTGCGCGCGATCTCATCGGCCCCCGGCCAATCCAGGTTCTTGGCCAGATGCGGAGCGACAACCGCAGTCACCGCCGGCAAGGCCCTAATCAGCTCAATCATCTGCGCCGCCGCCTCTTCGCGTCGAGACGTAAACGACGGGCCAGTGGTCACGGTCAGGTCGTACTTACCCAGCCCAAGGTCATAAACCTGCGTCTTGGGCTCCATCATTGGACCATTCGGCCCCATCATCGGCTGACCGTCTGGACCCTGCGCAGGCTGCATGACCGGCTTCCCGTCCGGGTCCTTGACCGGGACAGGCTTCCCGAGCGGGATTTGCTCTGGCTTCTTATCCTCCCCCAGAACTCTGATAATCCGGTCCTTGGTGTACACGTGCGGGATGAGGTCGATCAGAACACGGCCGCAATGCCGAATGGCACGGCTCATATTGTCGATGAAATGGAACGTCGCGACATCGCTTTCCCGCTTGCGGGCGTTGATCGCAACCCCACTAGTCTCATTCGACCTGGCGCCCAATGCCGGGTCGTAAATGCCCATAATCGCCTTCATGTCGTCGGCGGAATTCAGGGCCTCTTGGAGTGCTCCAGCCGGGACACCCACGAACGGCTGACGCTGTGGAGGAACCTGGCCATCGAATTCGAGATAGGAATGGTTCTGGGTGTTTGCCGTCTGCCACTTCGCGGCATCGGTCTTGAACGCGCCCTTTGGCCCAATGAACGGGGTCTTGGGGGCAAGTGCTATCAATTCCGTTGTGGTCGTCCGCCAGTAGTTGAACATCCGCTGCGGGTCTTTGGCGTCCCGAATGAGCGAGCGGAAATGCCGCTTACCCTCAACCACGACCTCATCGCCATAAACCGGGATAATCGGGATGTATTTACCGGCCCAATCCTCCTCCTTGAGGATTTCCGCGCCAGTCAGAATGCGCCGCTTGACTTTCCAGGACTTGACATCACGCTCTTTCTCGACAGTGACGCCGATCGCATCGAGGTATTCCTTGCAGTGCGCCAATGCCTCCTCGGGGAGCACCTGCCCGTTGCTCATGAGCAGGATTTTCCGCATCGCCTCTTCGCGGGTCCACCACTTCGCGACCATCACCATGTTGTCGCTGTACCAGGGCTCCCCTAGCTTGCCGTAATCGGTCTCCCAGTTGACCTTATCGGCCCCCTTATAGTCCCGCTCAAACTCCTCTTCAGTCATCGAAACGACCTCAAAGGCCGTGTTCCAGTCGGACGAATCCGCCTCCATCGAGGCGGGATCGCCGTAGACCGTCATCGGGTCAGGGATGCGCCGGATTTTCAGATCGAGGTCAAAGCTGTCGTCGTGTGAGAAGTCGATATCAACTGCGATATAGCCCCAACCTCCTGACACTGCGCTCTCGGTCGCCGTATCGTAAGCCGCATCCGCAGAACTGGCATACTCGATATTGCGAATGAGCCCGTCGTATACCTTGGCGGTCGCTGGATCAGCGTTACTGTCCGCGGGGTGGACCTTGATGGATGGCTTATTCTGCCGGGCGTCGTTCACCACCTGACGGATAAAGGCTGGCATGCGGTTGACGGTCAGGCAGGGGCGGAATTCCTTCTCTCGGTCCCTCTTGATCTTGTCCGGCCATTGGTCAGCCAAGCGGGCAAATTTCAGGTCGTCAATGAAGTCGTTACGGTTATCGTTCTCTGCTTCCGACGCTTGCTCAAAGGCTTCTTTTGCGTCGGCAAGAATGTCTTTGTCGGCCATTAATTCATCCAAGAACCTTCCGAGCCATATTCGGCATTGCGCGCTGCCGGACGCTCGGTCTCGGCAAACCGTTTCATCATCACGCCGTACCGGGTCGCGCTCAGCAAATCGTCGCGCAGCTTCACGATCTTGCCATTCTCGCGGTGATACAGCCGGAACTCGGCAAACCATTCGATCAGGCCGCGGAAGACCTTGAGGCGATTGGTCTGCATCCGTTCGAGCATTTCCATTATTCCGGCTTCGACGCCGTACCCGCCTTCGGGATGCGTTGCGTGCTCGGGGAGACAGTTGAGCCCACCGGCTCGATACTGGCCGGCGAGCTGATCCCCGGACCCTTTGTCATGCGCCATGCCATCATGCGGCCAGGCGCACGGAATCCAGTCACCCCATGGACGAACGGCTGCGATGTGGATTGGAGGAGTTGCCTTTGCTTCTCGGTAAGCTGCCGTGACATAGATCACATCCGCGTCTCTGTCCCATGCGAGCGAGACCGCCGCGAAGGGATGGTCATAGCCAAAGTCTATACCGATGATGCGCGCCCAGTGACGTAAGATCGGCACCGGCTCGCAGGTGATGCTTTCCTCAGTGACCGGAAAGATACGGCCTGAGCCGAGTGACGGAATGCCCTTGGTGCGCGCTTCCCGCTCGTGCTCGGGATAGCTTGAGATGATGGCGGCGCGTTCGGCGTCAGTGTAGTGTTCAGCATCCTCGATTTGCATTCGGGTGATGGATTTGGTCACACCGCCCCGCATTCCTCGATGAACGAATGCACCACGTCAGACATGCCCTTGAGCGGCGTGAACGTTAGATACACAAAGCCGCCCGTCGCGTTCGTTCTGGTCAGGCCTTCCGAGTAGATGTCTTGGTCCGGTTCCTCATCGAACCAGACGATATCGAGCGTGTCGGCTTGCCACTTCGTGCGCCCTTGGTCGTAGCTCTTGAAGCCAAGCGTCGAGTTACCGCCTGAGACGTGTCTAACGATGACAGAATCCAGAGCGTCGGGCGCTCCTTGGCGTCTGGCCCAGTCCACCAGATCATCACCGGGTATGAGACCGGTTCCCCACTGTCCCTCATCCTTGGGTTCACCGACTAATATCCTTTGCACGCCGTCTCTGGTAACATCCCAAGTTTCCGAGCCAGCCCATGCTCTAACAGGACGGTCAAATATTCGTCCCGGCCACCAGGCAGGGTATCTTCCAGTAAGATGGAAACTAAGCTCGGCGCCACCGCAGTAGGTCTTCCCCAACTGATTACCAGCCATGAGAAGCCGCTCGCGGTGCTCTTTGCCTGCTGCATGGAATGCGAGCTGCTTGGCATAGGGCCTGTACCTGAAAAGGCTAGTGCGAGCTTTGCGACGCTTCTGCGTCTCCAATAACTTCGCAAGTTCCTTCAATGATTCCGAGCGCGAGGCCGAGTTC